TCTATGTTACACCAAATTAATCAAAATGAAATGACAGACGCAGAAATGGATGACTATGAAAAGGCAACAAATTTGAAGCTGGCTAAGTTCCACCTTGGAAAGAAGGTCAGTTTCGATGAGTACAATTTCCCAGGAGAAATGAAAGCCACTTATGAGGTAATTGATTATTCAACCTCAGGAGATGAGGTTTATCTAACGCTGGTTAGTACTGTTACAGGGAACGCCATAGAAATCTTAATCACTTACGCAATAGCAGTTGGTGACTGGGAGGATTAGTGATGAGACAACCTAATTTAAAACAGATTAATGAGTGAAGAAAAAAAAGTAGAAGAAGGATTTTACTCACCAGGCTCAGTAAAGAAAGGTGATATAAGTTGCTTTGAATGTATTTGGATTGTCACAATGCAAATCATTGACAGCCCGGATCTAGAAATTGAATGGATCCTAAATTGACATCAAAAAATACCTAGGATGTCCTTTGTTATTCTCAAAAAATCAACGTAACTTGTAATATTGTAAAACGTTAAAAAATACAAGAATGAACGGAATCAAGATTGATCCAAGATTTAAAGGGGAATGGCACTACGAAATGTATCTTATTCCTATTTTAAGAAAGGAAGTTATGAGATATGTTTTTGAAATGAATTATGAAAGAGAGTTGAAAATTTTAATCGGTAGACTCTTTGATGCTGCAGTAGATAAAGAAAACATTATTCAAATCTACACACATACACCAAATGAGATAGTACATCATTTGTGTTATGGTACGCTTTACAAAATGTATAGAAATACATCAACAAAGGTGTTTTGATTAACAAATGAAAAAAGTACAATCAACAGTAGGTCTTCCTGCGGAAGCGTGGAAAGAACTAAAGAAAACCTATGTAGTCAACTTAGAGTTTGACACCGTAGAGGTAATAGCCGACCCACAATTAGAAGGCGTCTTTGGGGTACAGGTTACGGTCTATGGAAAGAAAAAAGCCTTCTCAAAAAGAGAAACTTTCCAACTCCTTTGGACAAATGACCAATGGAAACAATTTGATGAGGTGGAGTTCACAACCTGGCCTCCGACCTCAGGTACACTTCAATTCTTTTAATCAAAGATGGAAAAACAGTTAACCAATGAGCAGATGCTTCGTAGGCTGATCAAGGAATTGAATCCGCTGGAAGCCTCTATCGTACGGGAAAGACTTGTAAAGATAGCTGAAATGACTATGGAAGGGATTAAACAAAACCCCAAGGCGTATGATAATCCCATCTACGATCACTCGTATTACGAGTATGTGTGCAAACACATCTTTCGTGTAATTGGATTTGAAAAACACAAAGAACACCAAGATGGAACCAATGTCAGAAGAAATGAAAAAGGAACTCCAACTAAGAAAACAAAATGAGGAGATCCACAATCGTATCCATGCCCAAAGGAGAACAAGATACCCAGAAAGAAAAAAGGATACCTATGTTTTACCCGAGGACTGGAAAGCAAAGGATTGGAAAAATGCACTAAGAATCATTAAAGGAAGAAAACTTAAAAAGAAAGGAACCAAAAAATGAAAAAGAAAAGGTACCGAATAATGGTATGGGGATCAAAGAATGACACCTATGCTGTTATGGAATTAAATGCACGGGAATTAAAACTGATGCAAGCATTTGTTGAACAAGCAAACAAGAACACTGAAAAGTACAGACCAACATTACGGTGTCTGTACCTAAATGAAATAAAACCGTACGATCAATTCTTTCAATTCTAAATTTAAAACCTAAGAAGATGACAAAAGAAGACATTAAGGAGTTGCAAGTACTCCAAGAAAAAATTGAAAATTTCAACCGAGTGTTGGAAGCTGTTCAACAAGGAGAAGAAATGATAATCTCCTTTTACTATAAAGGTAGATCTGTTAAAATACCCTTCGGAGATTGGGATGCTTTTGAGGGTGAAAAGGATACCCTACATTCTCATTGCCAAATGATGATGGAGGAAGTTGTAGAAGAGCTTATAAAGAAAAGGGACTCAATGGTCCTATGCGAAAAGAACGAAGAAACTGAAACCACTTATAAACCAACAGAAGTATGGATCTCACCAAAGAAAGAATCGTAAAAATTGCAAATGATTCATCAGATATTTATGAATGTCTGCTGAATCTTTACAAAGAAGTCTTACCCGTAGAATGGGATAAGATTGACAGCTTAAAACCATGGGGTGTACAGGTTAACCAATCCACATCCATGTTTATCCTTGCACAAATGCATAGAAGGTTCACCACCGAAGATGCATGGCCTGTAAACTCACTAATCCTTAACAAAGGGTTCTCATCACAACATGAAGACCTTAAGGATTGGGAGGTACGAATAACAGAAGATGCTTTTACTTTAAAAACAGAGAAAACCAATGAACAATGAAGCAAGACGAAAATCAAAGATGATTACCCAGGTTGGAATCATTGTAGAGGGCATGCCTGCCTCAATCTTTGGGGAGGTAATACTGGTGAGATAGAAATGAAAAAAGTATTCTTACCTTTGAAATTCTTAATGATTTAAACAAATTACAAGTTACAATTAAAACCAAAAAAGATGAACAGTTTAAAACAAGTTCTTATGAACAGAGACGGACTCACCTCTGCTGAAGCCGATGAGCAAATTCTTAATGCTCGCCGTGAGTTAATGCAAAGAATTGAGGATGGTGAAATGCCATTTGACTTTTGTGAAGAAGAATGGGGATTAGAACCAGATTACTTGGAGGACCTATTATGAAACCAAAAACAAAAACAATCACACAGGTTGGTATTGTTGTATCCGGTGAAACCCTTATTAATATGTGGGGAGGCGGGACAGGAGAAATAACAATGAGGAAAACCTTTATCCCGAATGACAAAATCACAAAGGATAATATCCTTAGATGCGTAAATGACGGAGGCTTTGGTTGTGAATCAATAAAAAGAGCCTTTGTTGAGATCTATATAAAATATGATAATGGAAGTATGGAATTTGAAAGAGAATTTCTGGTGGACCATCCACTCCACACGAAACACTTCCTAGGATATGAGGAACTTTCAAAACAAGGTATTAAATATTAATCTAAAAAAAAGACAATGAGTGAAGAACCGAGAAAAAAAGTAAGAATGACTCTCGTCGGGCTCGACGGGAACGCATACTTTTTGATGGGCTCCTTTAGTAAGGAAGCCCGTCGTCAGGGATGGACAAAAGAACAGATAGACAACGTCTTAACAGACTGTAGAAGTAGTGATTATGACCACCTGCTCTGTGTACTAATGGAAAACATAGAGGAACCAGATGGGGATGAATACGAAGAGGAAGATGATTGTTAATAACTCTAAATGAAGTTGTTAATAAATATTTTTAAAATTATTTGTTTTCCAAATTAATTCGTTTTACATTTGTGTAATATTTTTAATCGTTTAATCAAAACTTAAGAAAATGGAAAGAACAAAGCAAACCGGTCTCAACGAACTGGTGGAGCAAAGAATTAAGCAGAAGTTATCTGCAGGTATGCTGAACGTTGAAAAAGCAACCACACGCCTTCAAGCCGAGGGCAAGATATCAAAAGACTTCATATTTGAGGTAGGTACGGAACGTAAAGGAACGTCCACCAACATTGACTTTTTTCCTGACGGACAAAGAGTAGGTGCCACATTCCACTTCCCTAAAAACAATCCTGACCCAGAAATGAGGGGACCAAAACAATTTAACATCAACATGCACGGTATCCGTCAAGTTGCTGCGAAATTAAGTATTCCCTCCACGTACATCACAACCCTATTAATGGGGGAAGAGTGGCAAAAGACTTTGGGGTATCAAATACTCAACGCCCACAACGGATGGACAAACAGAGATAAGGTACTTATAAGGTCTGTGGGTACAGAGGTCAGAGCATTTTTATCTGACCAATACAGACGCCTAGACTCAGAAATGATCTTTGCTACACACATTGACGAGATTTACAAAAATGGTGGGCAGTTGTCCGACGGGTATATGGATGACACACGGGTAATGGTTGAAAGTTTGTTACCCAAACCAATAGAAATACACACAGAATTGAACGGGATTGTTCTTGTTGCTTTCGGTACTAAAATGATTACATCCGATTACGGTGACGGAGCGTTGGAATTGAAAAGTTTTGTTATGCAGGGTGTTTGTTTAAATGGTATGGTAAGGGAATCCATAAGAAGAATTGTCCACCTAGGAGGTAAACTACCTGGGGACATCAGCTTTTCAGAAGAAACTTACAAACTCGACAGCCTAACAACTGCAAGTGCAATACGTGACTTAACAAAGAAACTGTACAGTTCAGAGACAGTGAAGAATCGTATGTTAGAAATAAAAACTGCAAGTTCAACTCCCGCGGAGCCAGAGAATGTATTAAGGAATTTATTTCTGACCGGGAAACTATTAAAAGGTGAGTCAGAAGACATCGGTAGATTACTTATGAGAAACAGTGCAAGGGATGGGATACAGGGTGAGGCTTCCATATGGAAAATCATGCAGGGTATTACACGTTACGCAAACAATGTAGACGTTGCTGAAAGAAGAAGAATGGAACTGCAGGAAATAGCAGGAGACATGGTAAAGAAATTAGGCTTTGAGAATTAATTAATGGAAGCATCCACAAACAAACTTACAGCATCACTTGCTGTAGATGAAAAAGGGAACAGAGTCATATGGATCTCATTCCCCTATGATCTCGACATTATATTCAAAATGAGAACCCTACCTAATAGGAAGTATCATGCTGAGTTCAAGTGTTGGAGCTCACCCATCTACGCCGATACAATTGATAGACTAAAAGAGTGGGGTTTCTTTATAGATGCCAATTTAACGAGGTACATTCAAAAGAGGGATGAAAAAGTATTTACTACGGAAAAGAAAAATACTGTCACTATTGAAGGAATTCCCGGGCTAAAAGGAAAACTATACCCCTTCCAAAAGAAGGGGGTAGCTTTCTTAGAAAGTCACAATGGTAGAGCGTTAATCGCTGATGAGATGGGACTCGGTAAAACTGTGCAAGCATTAGCCTGGTTACAATTACACCCAGAAAAAAGACCTGTTATAATTGTGGTGCCCGCCTCAGTCAAACTTAATTGGACAAGGGAAGCATTGACATGGGTAAAAAATCCGAAGGTGGAAATACTGGCGGGGCAAACCCCCTGGAAACCCGAAGGTCAAATCATCATAATAAACTATGATATCCTTACTTTAGATTGGGTAAGGGAGTTAAAGAAACTTCAGCCTCAGGTTTTAATTACTGATGAATGTCATTACTATAAAAGTAATACTGCTAAAAGAACCAAGGCAATCAAACGTTTAGTGAAAGGCATCCCTCATGTAATTGCATTGTCAGGGACACCTATCCTTAACCGTCCTATTGAAGTTTACAATGCCGTAAACATTATCAATCCAGCATTATTCCCAGACTACTGGAGTTTTACTCAAAGGTATTGTAATAGAAGACACACAGGATTTGGATGGGATGTCTCAGGGCATTCACATGAGAAAGAATTACATGATTTACTAACGGAATCAATTATGCTAAGACGCCTAAAGGCTGACGTTTTGCCTGACTTGCCCTCTAAGGTACTTTCGTTTGTGCCGATAGTACTACATAATAAAAACGAATATAGGGCAGCAGAGGCCGACTTCATAGCCTTTATTCGACAAACCAAAGGGGTAGCGGCGGCAATAAGGGCATCTAATGCTAAAGTACTTGCGGAAATAGAAGGGTTGAAGCAATTATGTGTGAAGGGTAAATTAAAAGAAGCTACCAATTGGATCCAGGACTTCCTAGATTCAAGCGATCAGAAATTAGTTGTCTTTGCTGTACACAGATTTGTTATTGATGAATTAATGTCAAAGTTTGGAGACATAGCAGTTAAGATAGATGGATCTGTATCATTGTCCGACAGACAAAAGGCTGTAGATAATTTCCAACACAATGACAGGGTAAGAGTATTTATAGGGAACATCAAAGCCGCAGGTGTAGGGTTGACACTGACCGCAGCAAGTAATGTAGCCTTTTTAGAATTACCCTGGACCCCAGGTGATCTTGTTCAAGCAGAAGACAGGGTACATAGAATAGGACAGAAAGGAAGTGTTACAATTTATTATCTACTTGCCATGGACACGATTGAGGAAAAGATTGCTAATCTATTAGATCTGAAAAGGAAAGTATTGGATACCGTCCTAGATGGTAAAGAAACTGATCAGGAATCATTGTTTAGTGAATTAATAAAAATGTATGAATAAATGGAAAACATCAACCTATTAAGAAAAATTGCCTGGTCTTTCCACAAAACAACTGGTATGGACTGGGATGACCTCTTCCAAGAGGCCGCCTATGCTTACTGTATAAGTATGGAAGACTACAAACCAGAGAAAGGAGCATTGTCAACTCATGTATGGAGTTGTATTTTAAACCATTTGAGAAACTATTTAAAGGAAGAGATGAAACAACATGGACACCTAGAATATTATGAATCCCTGGAGTTAGCTCTACCAAATATGTCTACAAACCACCCAACCTTCTTAGACTCTTTAACTATGGATGCAAGAGAGATTGCCAAGTTAGTTTTTTCCACACCCAAAAAGTTTGTAGTCTTGAACATTGAGGAGGCAGAACAAAGAGTGATCAGAATTATGTTAAAAAATGGTTGGGATTGTAACCGGGTGGTGTCAGCGTTAATCAACTTGGAAACAGTTTGTTCAACAGAATGATTTGTATAATATAGTAATTAACTAAATTTTAAAATTATGGAAGCAACAACCTTAAGAAAAGAAATCGAAAGACTGGTAATCTCCAGCAACAAAATCTTACGTGATACGGTATCAAGTATGGACATAATCATCCTACTCCGTAATTTACACCCAACTCTACGACCAGAGTTTGCCCGCAAATTAAAAACGGAAGGTGTTATCACCGAAAAACAAATGCTTGAATTTACGATTCAGAATTAATGGACATCGTTCAACTGTATCAAGACTATTCAGTTGATCATATGACTGAGGGTCACAAACATTGCCGTCCAGGGTGGGTCAATACTCCCTGTCCCTTTTGTACTGGTAACGCAGGATATCATTTGGGATTTGAATTGGATGGGAATTACTATTACTGTTGGAGATGCGGTTGGCACCCTATCGTACCAACCCTCTCTAAACTGTTGAACGTCGGTACAACAGAAGTAAATAGGATAATACAACCCTATGGATTACTTGTACCACGAGTAAAGGAAGCCACCGTTAAGGTAAGAATGAAAGCACACAGAATGCCTTCTAGCACAGGACCTTTGCAAAGAAATCATATAAAGTATCTTGAGTCAAGGAACTTTGATCCTAAACGTTTAGAACGTACATGGAATCTTGTAGGAACGGGCCCTGTGAGCCTACTTGACAGGCTCGATTATAAATTACGTATTATTATCCCTGTTTTGTGGGATTCTCAAGCAGTCACCTTTACAAGCCGTGATATCACGGATCGTCAGGCGTTACGTTATAGGGCTTGCCCAAAAGACAGAGAACTCATACATCATAAACATTTGTTATATGGAAAGCAAGAAGATTGGTTGCCTACTGGCATCTGTGTTGAAGGTCCTACTGATGTGTGGCGTCTTGGTGTGTATAGCTTTTGCACTTTTGGTATTCAATACACTCATGAACAACTTAGGCTTATGGCGAAGACGTTCGAAAGAATAGCAGTTGTCTTTGATGATGATGTACAAGCCATAGTTCAAGCGAACAAACTGGTCGGAGAGTTAAAGTTCAGAGGTGTAGATGCATTCCGAGTCCCTATACCAGGGGACCCTGGAAGTATGGATCAAACAGAAGCAGATTATCTAATTAAAAACATAATCAAATGAAAGAATTTAACCATTTACCAGAATTAATTACCTATTTATGGGAAGAGGACATTGCAAAGAACAATACAAGAATTTATTTTGATCCATTTCCAAAACACTTTGATTTTGATCAGAATGAGAATCCTCCCAGTTACTATTGTTCAATGACTCCTGAAGATGAAATGAATGTTCCAACCTCGGCTTTATTACTTGGAATAGGATACCATGGCTTTGTAGAATTTTTAATTGAAAAATTCTTAGTTACCTATTATAAAGAACATAAGAAAGACGTAAAAGGAAATCAAATTAGTACTAAAAATTAGATAATCATTAGTATGAAAAGAATAATTAACACAGATGTTGATGCTCTTGACCTAACAAGAAATTATCATCAGGACAATGATATGAAACCCAGAGGTCTATGGTATGCCATAAATTATGAATGGTTAGCATGGTGTCATGGAAACATGGATCATTGGATAAAACCTAACAACTTCTCCATTGACATAAACATAGATAAGATGTTAGTCATCTCCTCACGGGAGGAAATGAATGCGATGATTATAAAATACGAAATAAAGATGAGAGAATCCTGGGCAATCAAAACAATGGATTGGGAAAGAGTTACCAAGGATTATGCAGGAATAGAAATAAGAAATTACTACTCATTAAGAGGGTCTTCCCCATTTGAACACCTTTGGGTAAGTGGATGGGACATCTCGAGTGGTTATATTTGGGATCTATCAATAATTAAAACCGTTAAGAATGAAAAAATTAAAAACAAAAACTATTTATGTATTGCTGGAGAATGACAAATGGACTAAGGAAAGTATCCCGTCCGAAGTCATGGAAGAAAAGGTAATTCAATTCCTGTTAAACTCAAAGTATGGGGACCAGGGATGGAGGACTTATAAAATTAGGGAATCAACTAAATCTAAAATCAATGGGAAAGAGACAACTGCACATTAAACATGAATGGAAAGTATCTAACGGCCTACAGAAAGGCAAGTTATCACCACACACCTGCATGAGATGTAAGTGTGAGAAGTTTTACTCCACAGAGTTTGACCAAACGGTGTACGTTGACAGGTTTGGAAAACTGTTCTACCGAGCACCCGAATGTGTCTTACCTAATACAAAACTATGATGAAAGAAAATTTGCTAATCATTGCCTTATTCCTTCTATCTTTTACAGTAAAGGCACCAGAAGGACTCCAATACTTTATTCTATTGGAATTGTTACCCTTACACCCATACAATATCCAAGATCCTCTATTACTTTCTTTCGTTAAAGTAGAAAGTGACTTCAAGGAGGATGCAGTAAATGAAGTCAGCGGGGCAAGAGGAATCCTACAGATACTTCCTTGTATGATAGATGAAGTTAACAGGATTTTAAAGCTGAATAAATACACTTGGGATGATGCATTTAATGCTTTTAAAAGCATGGAAATATGGTACATAATTCAACAGTATCACAATCCAGAATATGACATTGAAAAAGCCTGTAAGATATGGTTCGGAAAAGGGGTACAATATGATGGCTGTACTTGGGAAGATTATCAACGCAAAGTTATGAATAATGGATGATCCTATTTATTTAAAATGAAATTTGTATAATATGTAGGACATAAAAATGAATTCAAGTATGAAGTCGGTCATAGAAATCAAAGATAACCCGTTTTCATTTTTCTTAGGTTGGGTAAGGAAGGAGAAGGTGCCGACTCACTGGAACCTTCCTTACTTTTTTATCTAATACATCATGAGAAGAACTAAGTTTCCATTCCGCGATGACATCGTGACAATAAAACTTTTTGACAAAACTGATAATGCATTTTTTACATTCACTGTAAGGAAGGACGTTTGTCGCGTGGACGTGAAAACACGTGGAGACATATATAGTATTTTTAATGGGATATATAAGAAAAAGAATAAAAATATAACACAGGGAAGCGCAAGCGAATTAAAGAAACAGAAGTTAGAGGAAAAAATCAAGCCGTTTTTACCTGTCTCGGAAACATTGTATGATATTGTGAGTAAACACCTTGACATAAAAATAAATAAGAATCATATAAAAACCTGGGCCGTTGAGATAGAAAGATTAATGAGCATAGATAAGATTTCAATAAAAAGAATGGAAAAGGTTTTAGACTGGTATGAAAAAAATATAGGAGGACAATATGTACCAGTAATTCATGCTGGGCCTTCCTTTAGAAAGAAATTTGTTAGTTTAGAACAAGCCATGTTTAGATCACTTAGAAAAGAACCATCTAAGTTTGAATGGCATAATGATATTAAATATCGAAGAGGAGAGGATAATAGATTATATCACGCAAGAACAGGAACTTTATATAAACCATGATAGAAAGAAAAATTGTTATAGGATTAATTACTTCTACAGAGTTCTTGCGAGGGATCAAGGACATTTGGGAGTCAAAATTGTTAGAGTCAGATGTTGCTAGGCGTCTGTCAAATTGGTGTTGGGAGTACTATAACAAGTATGAAGAAGCACCTGGCAGAGAAATAGAAACTATTTTCTATAGCAAAATTAAAGACTCAACTTTCCCAAAGGCTATCGCAGAAGAGATTGAACAGGATATATTACCAGCGTTAAGTAAAGAATTTGAGATTACAGAATTCAACGTAGAATATGTTCTTGAAGAGGCTATTAAATATTTGAACGATAGACATCTTGCCCGTCACAATGAAGATGTTGAAGCCCTTCTTGCCGCAGGGAAAAGAGAGGAGGCAGAAAAGTTAGCCCTGTCATATAAACCTTTAGGTGGTAGTCAAATTAACATTGAGGATCATATACTTGATATTACACAAATTAGAGAATTAAGAATAACCCATCCAACAATGATATTAAAACCCTGGTTAAGGGAAGGTCAGGTAACTATTTTGTATGGTAACTTTGGTACAGGTAAATCTTTGCTAACCTTGTTAATTGGATACTTGGTAGGGTTAAAAGATCCTACCAGCAAATATGCACAGATAGGAAGATGGCAGGTAAAAAATTCAACAGGTTGTCTTTATGTTGATGGGGAATTAGGTCTGGTGGAGATGGAAGAAAGATTAAAACAATATGAATGGTTAGGAGAACAGGCAGGACCAAGAAGAATACAAATATTTTCTTTGCCCGAGTATCAAGTTGCATCGGAAGATACATTTAACCTAGCATCAAGGGTTAATCAAATAAAAGTATTGCATTGGTTAAGAGAACATCCAAAATACAAATTGATTATATTGGATAGTGCAAGTACTTTATTTGGATTAGAAGATGAGAATAGTAATTCAGAGTGGAGCAATAAAATTAATCCAATGCTGAGGGAACTTCGTGCAATGGGTATAGCCTGTTTACTTTTACATCACTCAGGGAAGGATGGTAGAAGAGGGTTAAGAGGAGCCTCTGCAATGGGTGCTATGGCTCATAATATTTACAGGATAACGGATCATGAAAATAAAGATCAAGACGATGGGGAGGCTTGGTTTACTCTGTTTAAAGATAAGCAAAGAGCAGGCGGACTTTTATTCAGGACATTTTCAATACATTTTAGTCAGACAGATAATAAAAGAGAAACGCATTGGGAAGTTACAGACAATTAAATCAATTAAATTATGGACAACACGAGAGGACAATTCGAACCAATTACTCAAACCAAATTTGAGGAGCAGATGCAGAAACCAGAACCCTTAGTATTCCAGAAGGGAGAGATTATAGAAATACGCGGAAGTAGATTCCGAGTGATGGAAATCAGAGCAAATGGATCATTAAAGTTGAAACTATTACCAAAAATTAAGTAACAATGAAACACGCAAGACCAGATTACGATCAGATTCAAGATCCTGCAGGATTAATTCCTGAGGATGAACCAGTGTTCCTTTTACGGGGACAGGATGTATTAGCTCCAAAGTTATTGGATCGTTGGGCCAAGAAATTATTAGCCAAAGGAGGTAGTATTGAAATGGCTGATATTGTTTTTAAACACGCCGAAGCTATGTTAAGATGGCAGGCTACCCATAAAAAGAAAGTTCCAGATTTACCACAACTCCCTAAATCAGAATGAGATGTTTAAAATTAGAAAAGAGTTTGCTTTCTCAGCAAGTCATTGCTTAGATCACTTACCTGAGGAACATCCATGTGCAAGGGTACATGGACACAATTACGTGGTAACTATTGAATTATGGTCCTCACATTTAAATCAAAATGGGTTCGTTAAAGACTACCGTGAATTACAATCCATTAAGGATTTTATTGACAATAAGTTGGATCATAGACATCTAAATGATGTTCTTCCTTGTATGCCAACGGCAGAACTTATAGCCTCACATCTATTCATCCTTTTTAGAAATGAATATCCACAACTAATGGCAATTGAGGTGAGTGAAACACCTAAAACGTCTGCAAGGTATGAGCCCTAAGATCATCATTGAAGCCCTACCTAAGGATCAGTATATACCAACCTACAAAGGGGGATTAGTATATCTAAATGTAGCAGAGTTTTACTTTGATACAATTCAAGGAGAAGGAATTTACACAGGATATCCTGCCGCGTTTCTCAGACTGCAGGATTGTACATTGAATTGTGTCTACTGTGATACTTCTTTAGTGTGGAAAAAAGGTAATCCTTACGCCACCCCGGATCTATTGGCTAAAATGAATTCAACAGGTTTAGTAGATAAGTTACGTGCAGGACAGCATTTAGTTCTCACGGGTGGAAGTCCATTGAAACAACAACAAAAATTGATATTACTAATCAATGAATTTATCTATCAGTTTGGATTTAAACCCTTCATAGAAATAGAGAACGAGTGTATTCTTATGCCAACACCTGAAATGATAGCCCTTGTAGATTGTTGGAATAACTCTCCAAAGTTATCAGATTCAGGTATGCCTTTCAAAGTAAGGTATAATTCATTGGTACTTGGTACATTAGGAACCTTGAATAATTCATGGTTTAAGTTTGTTGTCACCTCAGAGGAAGATTGGGAGGAAATAAGTATGGACTTTATAGAGCCAGGATTTATTGAAAAAGATAGAATCATACTTATGCCCGAGGCGGCCACCCAGGCAGAACTGTTCTCTTTACAAGATAGGATAGTATCAATGGCAATACGGCATAACGTCCGTTACTCCACTAGGCTCCATATTGCGCTGTGGGATAAAAAAATTGGGGTATAACGGGCGTGGAACCAAATGAAATTTGTATAATATGTCGTAATAGTTTTTAATAAATTTAGTATTAATCAAAATTTGAATGAAATGGCTAATGAAAAGCAGTTGCGTAAAGCCGCAGCAGAGTTGAATGATGTCATGGGACTCGATCCCGATATCGACACCAAAGGAAGTGTCAAGGAATTGACAGCAGGCATTGCCGAGGCAATCGACAAAATTGATCCCGACGATGAATTTACTGAGGCTACTCAGGCCGTGATTGATGAACTCACACCTAAGAAGAAAGGAAAGAAAGAAAAACCCGCTCCTGAACCGGAAGATGATGCCGATGATGATACCGACGATGATGCCGATGATGATGATGATGAGGATGATGAGGATGAAGAACCGGCTCCGAAGAAGAAAGGTAAACCCGCACCCGCTCCCGTAAAGAAAGGGAAGGTACCTGTTAAGGATGATGAGGATGATGAGGATGATGAGGATGATGAGGATGATGAGGAAGAAGCCCCGAAAAAGAAAAAAGCCGGTGGCCCTCCCAAAGGTGTGAAACCCAGTTTTAAGAAAGAGGGTTCGATGGCACAGTTCATGGACGATACGGTCAAAGAGGGTGGAACCTGGGACGAGCTTCTTGCTACGATCGGCAAGGAGGCCAAGAAGAGGGGAGTCAAAACATCGCTGTCCACAATCAAGGCACACGTTAAGTTTCGTGTCAGTAAGGATCCCAAATTCCTTGGTAAGTTAAAAATTACCGCTGATGGGGTTGAGTAAGATCGAAATCATTACTCAAATTTTACAACACCTGGGGGAGGATCCAACCAGAGAAGGGTTAAAGGAAACTCCCCACCGTGTTGTGAAGTCTTGGAGTGAACTGTATGCTGGCTATGGACAAGATCCGGCCAGCATATTTACGACTTTTACTGAGGTAGAAGGATACCAGCAAATTGTTATATTGAAAGATATTGAACTCTATTCGATGTGTGAACACCATATGTTACCCTTCTTTGGAAAGGCTCATGTAGCGTATTTACCCAAGGGCAAGGTTGTTGGTATATCAAAACTTGCAAGAATCGTAGACATTTATGCTAGACGTCTCCAAATACAGGAGAGGCTTGGACAACAAGTTACTTCTGCTTTAATGACATATCTAGAACCACAGGGTGCGGCTTGTATCATTGAAGCCAGCCATATGTGTATGCGTATGAGAGGTTGTTCTAAACAAAATTCAACAATGATTACTTCTTCTCTAAAGGGTGTCTTCCTAGAAGACGTTATGGTAAGATCAGAATTACTTCAATTAATAAGTTTAAATGATGTATAAAGCACTGGTTACAGGAGCGTCCTCCGGTATTGGGTTAGCCATATATGAGGGACTCAAACAAGATGAACAATTTAGTGAGGTACTTGGATTGAGTAGGCATGGCCCTGATTTATTTATAAATTTATCAATGCCTGTGCCCTGGACTGAACCTCTTATGAAAAAGGTGGACTTACTGGTTAATTGTGCTGGGATCATGCCTCTCGATGGAGAGATGCCAATTATAATGGATGTCAACTTTTGGGGTACATACTGGATGATTATGAATTTAAAAAATTCTTTTACAAATGGAAGTTGCATAATAAACATAGCATCCGTATCTGGCTTAATCCCTGAACCAGACTTACCTGTGTATGCCGCATCAAAGGCGGCCGTAATCTCACTAACGAAAAGTCTTGCTAAAAAGTTTGCACCTGCTATTCGTGTGAACTGTATCAGCCCTGGTTTCTACAAAACAAATCTTGTGGAGGGAGATACTCCACAGTATTTAATTGATGAGATACCATTGGGCTATGAAGATTATCCTGAAAACCTTGTCCCCATTGTCAAAGTAATTTGGAATGCAGGGTATATGACGGGTGCTAATATTGTAATAGATGGAGGACTTAGTATATGTTAAATTCATTAACTTATTTAACCAGAGGTTGTCCTCGGAATTGTGAATACTGTAACCTACGAGACGCAAAAAATGTAGGTCAAAGGTTAACTATTGACGAATGGAAGACAGCCTTTCAGATATTAAAAGACGTAGGAATTAATTTTAACTTGATCTTAGGTAACGAAACATGGTTATTGGGGGGTTCCCTGCTAGATCTTATGAGGTCAAATCAAGTTCCTTATGCTCTTTACACCACTTGCCCAGAACCTTTGTTCAGTACGTACAGGGATGAATTCTTTGGCTCGGGTATAATTGACAATTTGTCCTGCGGTGTAGATTATGCCCCATTACCAGATATGTTTCAACCAACGGATGATTCATACAAAAAGTCAATAGACGCTTTGAAAGGACTTGCTTGGCTCAGGGATCACTACCCAGACATGGATGCACAGGGTACTATTACCGTGCACAAAGGGAATCTAGAACAGTTACCAAATCTTGTAAACCTATTGACTTATATGAGGGTGTTCATTGGGATTAACTTTATTCATTGGAATAAGGACGGTCAGTATGACTTCTTTCCATCCTATGATGAGATAGAACACCTCTTGTTTAAGAAGGAAGACTCAATGGAAGTAACAAAAATGATGTTTCAGTTGAGGGAAATAGAAGGGAACCTAATTCAAAATCCTGAGTTTATTATTCAACGTCCTTCTATATTAACACAGATGGGATGGCATTGTAAAGGTAATCCCTATGGAGGTCCTACCATTGATGCTGATGGACAACTGAGATGCTGTGGTTATCGGAGGGGTACGCATACTCCTGTCATGTCAATTTTTGACCTACCGGGTAATTGGGACATATGGAAAGACTTGGTGTACAAAGACGCAATGGAATGCCCAGGCTGTGCTTGGTCTTACCCTTGGATGTATCACTATTGGGAAGCAACAGATCCTCGCATGGGAGAGAAGGTATTTGTCAAGCATGCAGGAAGACATATTTCAAAAGATAAATGGTCTAAAAGGAAAATAGAATGAAAAGTTTTAACGAAGGAAACATTCAATTGTTTAATAAAACCATCTTAGACGATGCGTTTAATGACACTTACCAAAACGAAGACTTGTATAATGGTTATATCAGTGGTACTGTTCAGCTAAATAGATTACTGGATAACAAAGACATACAAAGGATTCGTGATATAACTGATCCACGACAAGTTTTAAATGTGGGTGCAGGTCAGGCTAACTTAACCCTGTTTCCAAGACACACTCAGGTGGAGAATTTAGAACCTTGCCCACAAAGGAAGAAGGAAGGTACAATCGAAGGGTGGAGTGAAAACATTCCAAACAATGCTCACTCATATGATGTTATAGTCTGTTGGGGTGTACTTTGCTTTGTAAGGGGATTACCTGAGACGATGATAGAATTTAATCGTGTCTTAAAACAGTATGGACACTTGGTTGTGGATACAGTAACATATTCAACGATGGCACTTGCCCAGACAGTACACCCAGATAGTTTTGTAAGATGGGCAGGTCTGTTTGGATTTGAACTTGAGGAGAAAATTGAGTTCGGGGAGCATTACCATCAAAGGATGGGATACAGGTTTAAAAGAGTGGCAAACTTTGATCCTACAAGATTTCGTATGCCACAATGTGAAGGAAAAATTAATAACTATCTGCCAGAAAGGGACTGGTTTATGAGGTAACATGATTGAACATAAAGTTATTCTATTATTAAGTGGAGGGCTTGATAGTACTCTATTGTTTAGGATGGCAAAGACTTTCCAGCTTCGTCCATATTGTATATTAATTGATTATAATCAAATACATAAACAGGAATTGGAGTTTGCCGTTGCTATCTGTAAAGAAGAAAACACTCCTTATCAAATTGTACATCTTGAAATAGATGTTGCATCTAAATTGACAACAGAAGATCTGTATGAAACAAAAGATGTACAACCTTACAAAGGGGTATCCCCATGGCACGTGCCAAGTAGAAATCTAATGTTTGTTGCAATAGCGGCAAGTATTGCTGAAAGTTTGAACGTAGATGAAATATGGTACGGAGCCAATTACGACGACCGAGAGAACCTATTCCCTGATTGTTATCAGGAGTGGGTATATGAGGTTAATAAACTATTAGAAATGAATGGGAGTAAGAAGATTACTCTACGAGCTCCTCTCTTAGGCCTTAACAAAAAGGTGATAGAGTTTTTGTGTGATGTATTTAATGTAAATAAAACAAAAGTATTCAGCGGTTATGGACAATGACAAAACTTTTACGAAATTAGTGGACAAGCAATACAGTCCACTGGTAATCAGAAAATATACGCATTGGGGTTTCCCAATCTATATAGGTTTGATTACGGACAATGATCTAAGCAACTTGGATGAGATATGTACCGAGTTTATTAAGACAAACATCGCAGACTGGGTGAATAATATTCAGAGTCTCAGAAACTTTGCGGGCAGGTTTTGTGATCACTTAAACCAAGTGTATGAGAAAACAGAAGGGGTAGCAGTTGTGTTATACGTTGACAAATGCTTTATCTCCTCTCTGTATGGAGACTTTATGAACCACGAGTCCTGCAGGATCGAGTTCTACGGGTTGCTCAATATGAGTACAGGTGTATGAAAAACTTTACAATCATAGCACCACACGCCGACGACGAAATCATTGGTTGTTATGAACTGTTAGCCAGTGGTTTAGTCAAGTCAGTATTGTTCCCTGATAGAGTAACAATGGAAGAGGCTGAAGCTTCAAGTGAACATTTTTTGTTTACAAGAGGTCTGATTGAGGACGAGGACTTTTATCGGTTCAATGAAAGAGTGTATGTCTTTCCAGACCCCTATTTCGAAGCCCATCCCAAACACAGGGAACTGGGTTCACTCGGAGAGGCTCTGCTTCGGCAAGACAGGCACGTAATTTTTTACAGTACTACAATGTCCGCGCCGTACATTCATGAGGTGTCACAGGCTGTAATCAAGCAGGTTTGCCTAAACAAGTTGTATCCTAAAAAGGCAAAGTTGTGGGAGTACGAACATAAGTACTTTCTCTTTGAAGGTTATAATGAATGGATTGTAAAATGGGACGTCTCATTATAGTACCACAGTATCCCACCAAACTGAGATATCAGGAATGGTGGATTAACGAGTTCCAACGTCATTTTAATATTCTCTTTGGAGAGGTTGTCACTTTGGGGTACAGACCACTCGTAGAACAAAGAGCACAACAAGGATCATTTGCTCCAGGTAGGGAGGCTATCAAATTTGAGACAGAGCAGATAAATGAGTTTATGGAAATGAAGTTACGGGACGATGACATCCTATTACTGAACGATTTAAGTTACCCAGGTTTGTTCGCCCACGTACTGTTTCACAAACGCCCTAAGAAGTGCTTTGCTATTTGCCATGCTACAAGTAAAAACAGATTTGATATCTTTGCTGATGACAGGAAAATTAAATATCCTATTGAACGAAAGGTAGCAGAACTGTTCGACGACATATTTGTAGCCTCAGCATACCACGTACATAAGTTGGGATGGAAAAACCTTAGGATGTTTCCTTTCCCCTACCCACCATTTGAAGTAGATGTTCCCAATTCTTTTATTAGAGTATACCCCATAATAAGTGTTGCAAGGGATTCAAAACAAAAACGATCGGTAACAATAGAGAAGGAGGTAGAAAGATCATTCAAATGTAAAATACTTCATCCCAAAGTTTTCTCTTGGAATGAATATTATTATGAAGCATTGGGAAGGAGTAAAGTTATGCTTATAACTGCAAAGGAAGAGACGTTTGGTTACCAAGTACTTGATGCCGTTTTAGCCGGTTGTATCCCTGTCGCCCCAAATCATTTTAGCTATCCCGAGTTGATTCCAAAAGAATATTTGTATAATAACTTAAACGAGTTATTTGACATACTAATCAAAGCACTTTCAGGTAGACTGCCAGTGCCGAAGTTGTTAACTGAATCCAACTCTTTAAAGTTTTATCAATACTTAACAGAACATATGACAAAATGAAAGCAAAGGTAATGTTAGACTCTGGTGCCTATACCGCACACAGAAAAGGAAAGCAGATCAATTTGGAGGCGTACGCTGAGTTTGTTAAAAAGTATCAATCCGAATTCTTTGCTTGTTTTAACCTGGACTCTATTGGCTCAGGTAAAGATGAACAAAAAGCAAAGTCAGTAGAAGGAGCAATTACAACCGCAGAACAAAGTTACCTTAATTGGAGGGAGTTGCAAAGCATGGGAGTAAATACCATTCCTATTTATCACCTGGGAACAAATGTGCAATGGTTAAAAAAGTACCTAAAGGAAACTGATTATATAGCAATAGGTGCCATAGCAAACCTTAACACAACGAAAAGGTTAATGGGGTTAAGTCATATTTGGAAAAACTATTTGACAAATGCAGACCAAACACCAAGGGTAAAGGTGCATGGGCTGGGGTTAACTGCTGTAGACATTATGATAAGGTATCCTTGGTACTCCGTTGACTCATTTACTCCTGTTATATCTGCGGTATGGGGAAGTATTCTTCTGCCTAAACTTGATAACAAAGGTGAACCTCACTTCTTTAACATGACAATTAACAAAGTTTCTGACCAGGGGGATCATAAGGATAATATGGAAAACAGTTATCTAAATGTCCCTGAAAGGAACAAAAAGGTGAACCAACAAATGTTTGAAGATGAAGGGTTTGAGTTAGGAGAGATTGCCTACCAAGTAAAGAGGGATAGGAGAGGTAAAAAAGGAGAGCAGGAAAGGAAACCTCCAAAGCTACCTGGATTTGATTTAGTTAAACCTTCTAATCCTGACGTTCAAACATTGGCTAACAGTTGGGAGATTAGGATGAAGTGGAACCTAATAATGTGGAATCACCTGCGGGAGAGGTTACCTGTTTACCCAAGGTCCTTCATAGACGTAGATGATGCTTGGGATGAGTGTGTAAACAATTATGCCAAGACAAATATGTTTATGGGTGTCTCCACTTTAACTCATTTGGAAATCTTTAGCATGATAAAACCGAAGTTAGACATATTAATCAGTTATGCCTATATGACGGAAGGGATTCATAAGTCAATTAAAAACTATGTAAAATGAAAAATCAAGGTCCTTCTCCTCTCCTTGAGGTGGAGAAGTCAAAAAGAATTACGAACTCAGGAACAGACACTCTACGTGATGATGTAGAAGGGTTTATGATTCCTGAGTTGAGAAAGTACGGGTACGATGGAAGGTTAGTCACAGCCGACGAAGTTAATCAAAAACAAGCACGGAAAGACTACGAAGCTAATTCCAAAACACACCCAAGGGATATTTTGTTTCACAAAGCCTCAGGATTGTTTCTTGAGATTTGGAAACAGGGTAGAACCACGCCCAAACTTGTTTTAAAACCTTTCGTAAGGGATTCAATAGCAGAGGTAGAAGGACTCCCCAGGTACAATTTAAACGCAAGAGTGGTAGAAGCTATGATGACCTACGCCAAGGATGCGGCTCGGGTAAAAGCAATTATGAGAGCCTTCTTTGCGTTGGATATGAGGTTCTTAATAATGACAAGGACAGGTCAGTTTTGGTTAGGTCCATTCCCCAGCATTAAAGATCACCAGTACTACTTAACCTATCGCAAGGATAAGAATGTATTGGATAGGGTAGCCGCCTTGTCTGAGGTAAAAATTGGAAAGTTTCACAGCATTAAAAAGGAACTGGCAAATGAGATAAAAGTGAATATGTATTACTTCAACAAAAATAATAAATATGATCGTAAATAAAGAAGAGTTGCAAAAAGCCTTAGAAATTGTCAAGCCTGGGCTTGCCAACAAAGAGCAAATTGAACAGTCAACTTCCTTTGCTTTTATAAAAGGTAGAGTCATTACGTACAACGATGAGATAAGTATATCACATCCGGTACCTGGGCTGGAAGTTGAGGGGGCTATCTTGGCTGAGAATCTGTACAAATTTTTAACCAAGATAAAAAAGGAAGAGATTACTCTTGAATTAGCAGGTAACGAAATACTCCTGACCTCAGAAAAGGCTAAGGCAGGTTTACTGTTACAAACTGAAATCAAACTTCCTTTAGATGAAGAGGTGTCACAAAAAGGTAAATGGTATCCCTTACCAGTACATCTTGTTCCTGGACTTGCCTTTTGTATGACGGTTTGTTCAAGAGATATGAGTCGTCCTGTATTGACTTGTATCCATGTAAATAAAGCAGGATACCTTGAAGCCAGTGACAGTTACAGGATTGTCAGGTATCAGATTGAGGAAGAGATGCCAATAGAAACCTTCTTAATCCCTGCAATGGCTGCCGTAGAAGTGGTAAAATTAAAACCTGTTAAAATTACAGGTGGAAAAGGATGGGTTCATTTTAAAAATGAAAATAATACCATACTGTCCTGTCGTATCTACGAAGAGAAATATCCTACCACGAAAGGGTTCTATACAAATGAGGGTGTAAGGGTGATCCTACCAAAAACTACGGAAGAAATGTTGGCAAGGGCACAAGTGTTTTCAAAGAGGGAACACGTATTGGACGAATGGATTTCCGTTACTATTGAGAATCATGTATTTAAGATAGAATCTAGATCTGATACAGGATGGTTTAATGAAACATCTAAGATCAAGTTTGAAGGGGATGTTATTAACTTTGACATTACACCTTACCTGTTAAAAGGAATACTGGCTGAGACAAGAGGTTTCAAATATACCTCGGATAAGCTAACCTTTGAAGGGGAACGCTGGTTATATGTATCAACTTTGAGACAAAGAAAAATCAAATGATTGACGGATTTTTTACAAAGAAAGAAACGGAATCAAAATCCCGACCTGGGGGCAAGAAAGTCTCCTGTGTATCCTGTGGTCTGTATAAAGATTGTACATCTCCAAAAATGAAACCGTATGGTAACTTTAAAAAGAAGATACTTAATATTGGTGAAGCACCTGGGGAAATAGAAGATCAGACTGGAAAACCTTTCCAAGGCAAAACAGGGAAGTTATTGCAGAGAACCTACAAAGAGTTAGGTATTGATTTATTTGAGGACTGCTTAAATATAAACGCGGTAAATTGTCGCCCAGCTGATAGGCAAGGTCACAACAGAGCCCCTTCTAACGCAGAGGTCGATTGCTGTCGAAAGCAGGTATTTCAAATAATAGAGGAGTATAAGCCCATTTTAATAGTCCTCCTAGGTAATTCTGCCTTATACAGCCTGATTGGGCACAGGTGGCGTAAGGATCTTAATGGGATTGTAAAGTGGCGTGGGTTTCAGATACCTGACCAAGACTTTAAAACTTGGTTGTGTCCCGTATTTCATCCCAGCTATGTTGAACGAGCCCTTAATCCACCAACCTTTAGTAAAAGTTATTCAACTGGCAACATTGAAGAACTTATATGGAAACAGGATTTGTGGCAAGCCTTTCGTTTAGTAAATGACAAAATACCATTTCCACATTATGTAGAACCTACTATTGAGATTATTGAAAACCTTAATGTGTTAAAGAATATAAAATATGAAAGTGCATTTGACTACGAAACAACAGGCTTAAAACCTCATGCCACCGGGCATAGAATAGTTTGTGTATCAATCGCGGACTCTGAAAATCATGCCTACGTTTTTTTAATGCCAAAGACTAAAAAAGAAAGGCAACCTTTTATTGATTATTTAACAAATCCAAAACTAAAGAAGATTGCTCAAAATATGAAGTTTGAGCATACGTGGACTAAGATACGTTTAGGTGTTGAAGTAGAAGGGTGGGAATGGGATACAATGTTGGCTACCCACGTGTTTGATAACCGACCTGGGATAACTGGTTTAAAATTTCAAGTTTATGTTCAGTTTGGAATAGTGGATTACACCAGCGAGGTAGACTCCTATTTAGGTACAGACACCGTTGATGCTAATGCAATTAACCACATTTTAGAACTAATAAAGAAACCTGGGGGAACTGAAGCTTTATGTAAATACTGTGGACTTGACAGTATCTATGAATTAAGATTAGCAAACAGACAAAGACTAAACTTATTACCATTCTAATGTATAATCCGAGAACAGAAGAGGCATATAGACTCCTACATGATGGAGTACTTGCAATGGCACACGCTGAACAACAAGGGCTTCGTGTGGACATGGAATATATTGAGATTCGTCGAAAACATATTGACAAGACAATTCAAAAACTTGAAGATAAGTTTATGAGAACTAAGTTTTATAAGCATTGGTCTCATACCGTAATAGGTAAGGTTAATATCAATTCCAATACACAGTTGGCTAATTTCCTGTACCGAGTAAAAAAGATTAAGGTAGAAAAGGAAACTGTCTCAGGTCAAGGAGCGACGGATGATGAGGCATTAAGGCAAATGGGTATTCCAGAACTTGATGACCTATTAAGGATAAGAAAACTTAAAAAGGTTCGGGACACCTATTTGAAAGGGTTTGCCAGAGAACAAGTTGACGGATACCTTCATCCTTTCTTTAACCTACATTTGGTACGTACTTACAGATCCAGTTCTGACCATCCTAACTTCCAAAATATACCCAAGCGGGACGAGGAAGCAATGAATATTGTGAGAAGGTCATTGTTCCCACGTCCAGGGCATCAGTTGCTGGAGCTTGACTACTCTGGACTTGAAGTACGTATTGCTGCCTGTTATCATAAGGATAAGACAATGTTACGTTACATAAAGGATCCTACCACAGATATGCACACAGATATGGCAGTACAAATCTTTCTCATTGATAAATTTGATAAAGATGTACCTGCTCATTATGTTTTGAGACAGGCTGTTAAAAATGGTTTCGTATTTCCAGAGTTCTACGGGGATTATTATAAAAACTGTGCAATAAACATGGCTTGTTCATGGGGCAAGTTACCACAGGGTAAGTGGGATAAAGGAGAGGGAATAGAAATGCCTAATGGAACTCTTGCCGATCACTTTATAAGTAAAGGAATTAAATCAATAGACCATTTTATTGATCACGTACAAAAGATTGAGAAGGACTTCTGGGGTAAGAGATTTGCACAGTACGCCAAATGGAAAGAGAATTGGTATAAGGAGTATAAGAAAAATGGTTACGTTTCATTACTTACAGGGTTTCAATGTAGTGGAGTTATGTCCAGGAATGACGTAATAAACTATCCAGTACAAGGTTCTGCTTTTCATTGTTTATTATGGTCTTTTATTGAAATAGATAAAAGATTAGCCTCAAAGGGTATGGAAAGCAAGGTAGTAGGACAAATACATGATTCCATTTTGCTTGATATACACCCTGAGGAGTTGGAAGATGTAATTAAACTTGCGTACAAAGTAACCTGTAAGGATTTACCAAAAGCATGGGACTGGATAATTGTTCCTTTAGACGTAGAGATAGAACTTGCTCCCGTCGATAGTTCGTGGGCAGAAAAGGAAAAGTATGAATTCAAATATTTTTTTGTATAATATGTAAAACATTTATAAAATGTCACTATATCAAAAATATAGACCTAGAACTTTGGAGAGACTCCGGGGGAATGCTGATCTTGTAAAAACCTTGAAAGGTTTACTTGAGAAGGGAAATAGCCCTCATTGTTTTTTATTCCATGGGCCCACTGGTTGTGGTAAAACAACCTTGGCAAGGATACTTGCTTATAAACTTGGTTGCTCAGGGATTGATGTCCGAGAAATTAATACCGCAGATATGAGGGGTATTGATACGGTAAGGGACTTAATTCAAAAGAGTCAGTTTATGCCTGTTGAAAGTGCAGGTACCTTTTGGATTATAGATGAATGTCATAAGTTAACGAACGATGCACAGAATGCATTGCTCAAAATACTGGAGGACACACCTGAGCACGTTTATTTTGCTTTGTGTACCACCGATCCCCAGAAATTGTTAACGACAATAAAAGGTAGGTGTAGTCAGTTCCAAGTTAAACCTTTGTCGGAAGATGACATGAGGGGTTTGCTCAGACACGTTGTTAAAAGAGAAGAGGATGAACTTGAAGATAATGTATATGATATAATTGTAAGGGACAGCATGGGGTTACCCAGGAATGCCTTACAGATACTTGAACAGGTTTTAAATGCACCAGTAGAGGACAGACCAACGGTTGCTGAGCATGCAGAATTTGAGTATGCCCAGGCTATTGAACTATGTAGAGCATTAATGAAAAAAGCACCTTGGAAAGTTGTAGCCTCAACTCTACGTGGGCTAAAAGAACAAGAGGCTGAGACTATTAGAAGGATTGTGCTTGGTTATTGTCAAGCTATATTATTAAGTGGTAAAGATGAGTATTTAGCTGGAGTGGTAATGGAGGAATTTATTAATCCATTCTATGACTCAGGTTTCCCACAGTTAGTTTATGCATGTTATTCAATTATAAAAACTAAATGATATGACAACGACAGATGTACAAATGAAATACAAAAGGGATACAGGTGAGAATCCAGAGTTTGGACCGGCCTGTGTTTATTCACGTGCTTATGTTGAATGGCTACAGGAAGAATTAATAAAGGCACAAGAAGCATTGATTAAACTTAATGCTGAAAATTTCACATGCTCATGATTTATTAACAGGTTTACATCACTAACATTTAACATTTCAATTATGACAGTACAAAATGATGTATTAAAGTTTATTTGCACATCACAGTTGCGAATTAATGCTACGCAAGAACTTCTAGCAACCCTCTTATTAAAGGATAAAGCAATATCTGTGGAAACATATTCCACAATAGAACCCCTACTAAGAGTAAATGAAGAACAGATCAAAAAAATTATGGAAATATTAAATAAAATATGATATGGATCTTGACTACACGAGTGATATAATAATTGATGAAACTGCTCTCGATGTAGAGTGGTTAGAACAAGCCAACCTTGCAGTACGATATGGCAGACATTGGGCTATTTGTAGGAAGAGGCTTACTGAGGCCGAGGAGAAAGTTAAAGTCATCCGGGCAGAGCTTATAGCAGAGGCAAATGCAGACCCTGTTAAATGCTGTAATAAGGAAAAGCCTAACGCGGCTGATATCGAAGCATATTACAGAATTTCCAAGAGGCATAAATTAGCGAAAGAGGAGTGGGTAAAAGCACAGTACAATCTCGACATGGCAGAAGTAGCCAAAAACGAAATCAGTTATACAAGAAAAGTAGCATTAGAAAACCTTGTACGTTTGCATGCTCAGCAATACTTCGCAGGTCCTAAAATACCCAGAGACTTGACCAGAGAAAGAAGAGAAAACCAAAAGGAAGTTGACGCTGGCATAGCACAAAAAATGGTACGTAAAAGATGATATTATGAAAGAGGTACTTATTACAGTATTATTCCTGGTCTTGCTATTGTCTGGTTCCTACCTATTTGGGAGGTACTTTGCTAAGGGATTCTTTAAGGAAATTGATTATAGATTAGGAAAAAAGTTCACTGAGTATATGAATAATAAAAACAAAGAAGAAAATGGCAACAAAGAAAAAAAGTAATTTCAGTTTTAAAGGACAAACGGCAAGTGATGCTCAAAGACAGCAGAAAGCCGCGTCATCCTATGGTTATCTAACCCTACCTAAGGGATTAAGTGTTTTCGCACCAGAACCAGGGGGCAAGGTTAAATTTGAAATCGTTCCCTATACTGTTACTGACCCTCATCATCCTGACAGGAATGAGGAAAACGGAACTGCAGTCAAAGGAAATCCCTGGTACAAGCGTCCTTTTAAACTCCACAGAAATGTAGGTAGTTCAAATGACGTTACTATCTGTCCTACTTCAATAGGTAAGAAATGCCCAATCTGTGAATACAGAACAAAGAAGATCAGAGCCCAGGCAGAGAAAGAGGAAACAGATGCTCTAAAGGCTTCATTCAGAAATCTTTACCTTGTTATACCAAAGGATCATAAGAAATTTGAGGAAGAGGTTCACTTGTTTGACATCAGCCAATACAACTTCCAGGCATTGTTAAATGAGGAATTGCAGGAAAACCCAGCAAACGAAAACTTCCCCAGTCTTGATGAGGGTAAAACATTAAGGGTAAGATTTGAATCAAAAACAATTGGAGGTAGTCAACCTTTTGCCCAGGCATCCCGTATTGACTTTGATGAGAGGGACGAGCAATATGAGTGGAGTATGTTGGACGATAATCCATCCTTAGATGACCTGTTAACTATACCCACGTATGATGAGTTGCATGCCAAGTTCTTCGAAGTCGATGATGAGGAGAAGGGTGGGAAAATAAAGAAGGTAAAGGACGATGATGATGAAGACGAGGACGAAGACGAGGACGATGAACCTAAGAAGAGTGTTCGTAGGAAACCTGTAAAAAAGGCTCCCGCAAAGGAAGAGGATGATGACGATGAGGATGATGACGATGATGACGATGATGAGGACGAACCACCAGCCCGTAAAAAGAAAACTTTACCAGCAAAGAAAAAGCCAGCAAAGGACGATGATGATGATGATGAGGATGATGAGGACGAGGATGATGAGCCTGTAAAAAAGAAACCAAAGGGTAAAACAAAGGAAGGTGAATGTCCGTCAGGTTACAAGTTTGGTATTGATACCGAAAGGTATGAAGAATGTGCCGACTGTGAAGTCTGGGATGAATGCTTAGAAGCAAAACGTAAAAGAAGGAAGTGATGGGAAAACTAAAATTAAGTGGTAAGGAAGAAACAAAACTTCTGGGGGTGCATTTGCCCCCAGATATTTTTAATTATGTCTCCTTATATACCTTGGCAAAAGGTATTACCAAATCCAAACTATTTAAAGGATTTATTGATGTATGGATGGAAGAGGAGAAGGAGACAGAGGCCTCTTTATTGGATGAACTTGTAGAACGCATCCAAACAGAATGGAGAAAGGAGAAGAAAACTCATCCCAGAGCAAACTTTGCAGTATGGTTGGATGAGATTAAGAAGGAACTATCAAAAGGGCTTACTCCAAAACAAGTTAAACATATCTTAGCTAATTTTGAATAATGGAAAGAACGAAGAAACCAGCCACTGCGTTAAGTGAGCAAATGAAAAAGAAAGTCAATGGACCAGTTAGAACAAAGTTCAAAGAGTACAAAGGAAAGTTCCTTGGAAGAGGATATAATATCAGCACAGGATCCACGTTGCTCGATTTGGCAATATCGGGAGGTAGAATACGTGGTGGAGGGTTGCCTGCCGGTATTCTCGTTGAAATATTTGGTCCAAGTGGTTCCGGTAAAACGGTATTACTATCTGAAATTGCGGGCAATGTTCAAGCACAAGGTGGACAAGTTATGTTTCATGATCCGGAGGCTCGCTTAAATCAGCAATTTGCCCAGATATTTGGATTGGAATTAAAGGAAGGGGATTATACCAGACCTGATACTGTACCTGAGGTATTTGAAGCCGTTCGTGGTTGGAAACCTAAAGGGAAAGAAGGAGCCGTCCATGGTATAATGGCAGACAGTCTTGCCGCCTTATCAACCGATATGGAAATGGATCCAAAGAAAGGGGATAAGATGGGGATGCGTAGACCTAAAGAGTTCAGCGAGCAAACAAGGATTACCTGCCGAGAGTTAGCCAAAAAGGATTACCTTATGGTTTGTAGTAATCAAGTACGTGTGAATGTTGATGCAGGAGACTGGGGAGAGAAGTATACCACACCTGGAGGGTTAGCAATTGGTTTCTATGCAAGTGTTAGGTTAATGACCAAGGTAAAGAAGAGAATTGTAAAGGAAGAAAAGTTCCGAGGCAAGGATATCAGCAGAATAATTGGAGTAGAAATAGAAGTATATGTCTATAAAAACTCAGTATGGAAACCTTTTAGATCCGCACCTGTTACCATTATCTTTGACTATGGTATTGACGATATAAGGCAAAATTTACAATTTCTCAAAAACTTTTCCAAACAAAAAATATATACCATTGCTGGAGAAAATCTTAAAGCAAGTATGGCAGAGTCAATAGCAATGATTGAGGACAAAGGTCTGGAGGAAGCCTTAAAACAGGAAGTTATACTTCTATGGAATAAAATTGAAATACAATTTGATAGTCATCGTAAACCTAAACATTAAGATATGAACGACAAATATATGGAGTTAATGCACATACCGTACAAAGAAGCGTATCTTGCTTATAAAATATGGGATTCTCAAGAGGTACCTTATGCAGAAAGACAACCCCTTCTTATGCACCTTAGTTCACACCAACCTGTACTTATTCATATGCTAAACACCATGACAAAAGGTCCAGTACTGGAGGTTGGGGTGGGTAATCATAGTACCCCTATTATGCATTTAATTTGTGCAAACCAAAATAGAAAACTGTTAAGTGTAGAAACAGATGAGAGATGGTATTTATCATACAGACAGTTAAAATCAAAGTGGCATGATGTTGATCATGTAACAGAAGAGAAATTAATCAATGGTGATTATCCTTTCTTTAAAAATAAGTTTGCTCTCGCCTTTATAGATGGTACTCGACTCTCCCGACAACCAATGATTGAACGTCTTGCTAATAAAGTTGATTACCTTATAGTACATGATACGGAAGAGATTGTAGCAAAAAGAAAGTATGATGAGACCTCATATAATTATGACTTCTCTATGTTCAAGAATGTCTTCCACTTTAAATGTATGTATCCTTGTACATCAGTTCTCACAAATTTGAATAGTATTAATTTGCAAGTATATGAATTTTTTAATCGTTAAAGCTATGGGAAATTTATCAGGAAAAGCATTTTCAAGGGATGAATACATCTTTAAAAAGAAACATCCCATCAGATGGTGGTTCGTTAATAAACTAAGATCACTTGAAAGAAAATTTACAGGTGATAAAAATCTCTACATTAGAAAAGATATAAAATGATGGAAAGGACAAAACCAAGTGGTCGGGAGTTAATCATACTTACCAATGACCCAAGTATCACAGCCTGGGGCTTTGCTGTAATAAATAGCAAAAGTGAAATACTGGAAATGGGATGTATCAAAACGGCCCCTGAGCAAAAGAAACGCAGGATCAGAAAGTCTGATGATACCACACGTAGGATTAGTGAGATTAACCAACGACTTATTGGCGTTATTAATGATTACCATGTCAATTATATGTTATCGGAATTGCCCCACGGTAGTCAAAATGCGTCTGCCGCAGTAATGATAGGAATCACAACAGGTATTGGTCAAACACTATCCGACACCCTTGAAATCCCAATCGAATGGTACTCAGAAAGTGATGCTAAGAAGGCTGTACTGCACAAGATGTCAGCAACAAAGACAGAAATGCTAAAGGCAATAGACAAGCTCTATACCGTACTTTGGACAAAAACCAAGTACATTGATGAAGCAGTGGCAGATGCAATAGCCATACATTATGTAGCAAAACTTAATTCACCTACCCTCAAATTTATGAAAAGATGAAGATTCAGACTAAAAGAAGGATAATTCGATGGGTGAAGAGATTATTACAATATACTGAACACAGTGATCCAAAACATAATTTCATTGTAATTGAAAAACACAGAATACAACGTGTGAGAAGTGAGCACACATTATCGGTAAGAGACAGGGCAATGGTTTCCGAAGAGCAAATCAAGTTTGGATTAAATATAAATATTATCAAATTACTTGAGCATCAGAAGTTTATTAAATATACGGAATATAAAGTAAAGAATGACCCAGTGATAAGAGTAAGAGCAGAACTTAATATTATTACTCAAGATGAAAACAGAGGATAAAAAAAAATTTTCCGCAGAGTTATTTAAACTCTTAAATGAAGTTGGTAAGACAACTAACCCTATATCACAGTTATCTATGTTTTTTACCAGAATACCTGAGTTAATAGAAAAGGTATATGAGCAAGGTGTAAAAGATGGTAAAGAGATAGGATTTAAAGAAGGCTTCCAATTTGGTAGGAAACATTATAATTTAAGACTACTCAGAGATAACTGATATGTTAAGACACTTAAAAATACAAAACTTTCAAAGTCACAAGGACTCAGAATTAGAGTTTGTACCAGGTGTGAATGTTATTGTCGGTGAATCTGACAAGGGTAAATCCACCATTGTACGAGCTTTAAAATGGATTATTACTAATCGTCCTCAGGGTAACGATATAGTAAGTCATTGGGGAGGTGACACCATTGCAGAACTTGAGACTATGGAAGGACAGGTAATTACAAGATGCAAAAAGAAGAGTAAGGATCTTTATAAGCTAGGTGAAGCTGAATTTAAAGCCATCAGGAGTGATGTCCCAAAGGAAATAGCTGATGCATTAAATATAACAGAAGTAAACCTTCAACAGCAATTGGACTCACATTTCCTACTGAGCAAAAGTTCTGGGGAGGTAGCCTCATATTTGAATAAGGTAAGTAAGTTAGATCAGATTGATTTAGGAACGCAAAACATCAACAGTTCCATAAGAACACTTACATCTACTATCAAATACAAAAAGAAGGATCTTATCTCAGAAAGGCAAAAGCTGGAAAAGTTCGAGGGACTTGACTTTGTTGAAAGTAAAATTGAGGTGTTGGAAGAATTGGAAGAGAGGGCTCGTATGCTTAGAAGCCAACGTACTTCGATTATGAATATGATTAACTCTATTGAATTAACATCAATAGAGGTCAGGAAGGTATCCCGGGTACTCACAGTCGAACGGAAGGTCGATGCCATATTACAGTTATACAAAACTAAAAGGAACTTGGAACAACGTAAAATGCTACTGTCAAAGGCGACATCTGACCTTGTACGTGTAAATGTATTACTAAAGGACAACGAGGCAAAGCACACGCGGTTGCTTGCCCAGTTTAAAGAAGTATTCCCAGAGGATTGTCCTTTGTGCGGAGCAGAGAAAAAATATCAAAAAATAAAGTAATGGCAACAATAAACGGCGACGGCGATTTTGGGGTAGGGTTGTGCAAAGCACTAAATCTTGACCCAAAGAAAACAAGGGATATCACAATCACTTGTAAAATAGATAAACCCGTAATGGTGTTCGTATCACAATACTTACAAGATACAGAAGTAGAAGGATTAACAAACTTAATGAAAAAATATCACCTTGAGGAAGAACCTCTTATTAATACAAAAACACTTCATAAATGTGATAATATTGCTTGGAAACCAATAAGAGAAAGGTTTCATTTATCTTTGCGTAATGTAGCTAAAATGACAGGGCTTTCAATATCTACCATAAGCAGGATAGAACATGGTAAGGAATGTTATTTATCAAATGTAATAAAATTAAGTGACTTTTATAATGGAAAAAAAACCGACAGCAATATTAACAAGTGATTGGCATCTACGGGAAGATACACCAATATGTTATACCGGAGATTTCCAAATGGAACAATGGAAAAGTGTTGTCTTTGTAAGTGAATTACAACACAAATTTCAATGTCCTGTTCTTCATGCTGGAGACTTGTTTAATCATTGGAAACCATCCCCTTGGTTACTTGCTCAAGCATTTGATTTATTACCCAAAGAATTTCATACTGTTTATGGTCAGCACGACTTACCTCAGCATAATTGGGAACTGAGAGGAAAGACGGGAATAAACTGTTTGCGTATAGCTAAAAGAATCAAAGTTTTATCTGAGGTACACTTTGGACAAGAACCTAACAAAGGAAGTTTATTCTTTCCAAACAGGGAACCTGATAGGCTTATACTGGTATGGCATCATTTAACTTATAATATCTTACCCCCATTCCCAGGAGCAACAGGTGGTAATGCTCCAGGCATACTTAAAAAGTATTCCAAATTTGATCTTATCGTTACAGGAGATAATCATGATTCCTTTTCTGTAACATTGGATGACAAGTTACTTGTAAACCCTGGTCCTTTGACAAGACAGGATGCAGACCAAGAGGATTATAAACCAAGGGTTACCTTATGGTATGCAGATTCAAATACTATTAAATGGGTGTACCTGCCTATAGAAAAGGATGTTATTAGTCGTGAACATATAGAGGCAAAGAATGAAAGGGACAAAAGGTTTGTAGCCTTTATAAAAAGTTTGAACAAGGATTGGAAAGTAGGTACATCATTTGAGGACAACTTAAAAGAGTTCTTTGCCAAGAATAAAACAGATGAATTTGTTAAGAAGATAGTATATGAAGCAATTGGAGTTTAATCAAAACTAAAAAAAAATGAAAACAATCACAGAAAAAATGAAAGTCCACGAAGAGTGGTACAAACTTGCAAATGAACAGGACATGAAAACTTTACCTAAGTTTTTAAAACATCTTCTAAATGACTATGATCATGACTACGGTACAATTTGCCATGCCTTAACTGCTGGAGCAATAGCCACGTGTTGGGCTATGAACAAAGATGACAGATCCGGTGGTATTACAGGCTTTCAAGCAGGAGCAATCATGTGGGAATTTATAAGGAACTGGATGCATGATAATAACAAATGTGGACTGAAGTTGTTAGAATATGACCATATGCTATATCCTCAGTATCAGTACTCGTTTGAAAAGACTATAAGTACTGACACTTGGATAGCATTACAAAAAAGGGCAAAGGAATTAATCAAAGAGAGTCCAAAAGCTCATCCTGACGTAAAGAAACATTGGAAACAAGTTGAGGAGGGTATTGTTCCATTTGAATACAAAATTAAAAATGACTGAGAAAGAATTATTTGAACTAAAAGATGAGATCGAAGAGTCTCATAACAGGAGCCTAGAACTCAAAGGTGAACTTTCCTCAAAGAAGAAAAAGTTTAAGGAGGATTGGGGATTTGACTCAACCAAAGTGGCACGGGTAGAAATTGTTGCCATAGATAAAAAGCTGACCAAAGTTGATAAAGACATTCGAGAATTAAGTGAAGAGTTAGAAAAGGAGATGGAACAATGGAAAGAAGAACGTTCCTAAAGAATATTTTTGGTGCGGCCATAGTAACGGCAATGCCAGCGATTGTGGTAAAGGAAATTGAGAAATTTGCTCCCCCAGAGTCCTTAACATCACCAATTATATCACCACCTATAGAAGTAGAGTGGGCTGATAAAGTTTGTTACCTATTTGATGATCAAGGATTAATAGGTGGTAGTACAATGTTCCATATGGAAATGAAAAGACCATTTATTGATGTTTCCCACGATATGGGATATAGAGAATATATATCAGGACCTTGGGAGTGGAATATTGCAGTAGAAAGAATGAGGTGGATTGATCATAAAAGAGGATTAGATTATTTCTATGAAAACAAACCTTTTAAAATTGCTATGAAGGAAGGTGAATACAAACTATTTGGGGAGGTTTACTTGACTGAATGTGCTCTGACCTGTCCTCAATATGACGAGATAGAGGAGGACATTGTATTACAAGGAACAGGTGCCTTAATATTTGAAACTAAAGTAGATGCAAACGAAAGACTTAAGGAACTATTTGGAGAGACTGAAAGGGAAAAGATCTCAGGTGCTCTCGAACGTGAACTCTTTGCGGGAGGACATAAGACAAAGCCGAAAGGCCTTAACGAAGCACGAATTGGCAAGGGAAATCATCCGAGAAGTAGGAATTAAAACGCAACAGCAATTACAGTTCCATATATCGGATATGACATCACTTGCCTTGGAGTCCGTCTTTGCAGAACCTTATGAACTCAAGGTAGATTTTGTGCAGCGACGAAACAAAACGGAATGTGATTTGCTCTTTATCAGGGAAGGCATAGACATTGATCCACTTACGGCTTCAGGGGTCGGAGCAGTGGACGTCGCTGCATTTGCCTTGAGGCTATGCGCTTGGAGTATGAATAGACCTAGAACAAGGAATGTACAATTACTTGATGAACCTTTTAAACATCTAAAAGGTATTGAAGATAATCGAAGGGTATTAAAGATGGTAAATGAATTGTCAAAGCAGTTAAAAATCCAAGTAATTATGGTAAGTGATGAAAGGATACCACGTGAGGACATCATTGAATCATCACAACGAGTATTTGAAGTAACAAAACGAAGAGGAATTTCTAAAGTCAAAGTTTTATAGTAATTATTTAAATCATTAAATTATGGGGACATCAGGAGACAGAAACATTCATTTAAGACATTTGACAAACTCCACTTTAGGTGAGTTTGAGATTGTGGAAACTACATGGGTAAGTACCCAGAACGAACTTGGTACCAAAGAAGAGCACCGAGAAGATGCAATAGTATTTACAGGCGATATTCTTGAATGCAAAGCCTATTTGGATTTATTAAAAAGACGGTTGGATACAAAGAAAACAAAAATGAAAGAAGAAGACAAAATTATTTTAACGGCTGGAAAGATGTGGGCTCGTCTTGGATTAGGGCTTTTACTCCTAATTGGAGTCTATGGGGTTCTTGCTCCTATGTTATTCAGTAACTCTGAATCAGACTTTGGAGTGATATTAGGAATGGTGGTAACTTGGGCCGCTCCATTCTTATACATTTGGATTTTATGGCCTGTACTTAAATATACCCGTAATCATATGTTTTAAAAAAAGTAAAATGAAAAGAGTAACATTAATCAGTATGTTTTTAATTGCTATGGTAGGATTAACCTCTTGCTTTCAGCACGTGGAACCCCGAAGAGTGGGTATCAAGGTAAAGACAATGGGTAATAATAAAGGTGTTCAGCCCGTAACATTACCCGTCGGCCGGTATTAGATAGGAGCTTTTTGGAAACTCTATACCTATCCTACAAACATTCACATCTATCCATTTACCGCAGGTAAGGATGAAGGAAGTGAAACAAATGAAGAAATGAGATTCCAAGACAAGGATGGTTTACAGTTAGGTTGTGATGTAGCAGTTTCCGCACAAGTTGATCCAGCACTGGTTCCAGTTACATTCCAGACTTATGGTGGTGATATGGAAACCATTATTAAAAGTTATGTGAAACAGGATTTACAGAGTGGATTTATAGCCTATGCCAGTACACATCAAGCCGTTGAGTTATACTCAGATAAAAAGATGGAAATGCTTGCCTTTGTTAATAAAGCCGTATCAGATAAATTCAAACCTACAGGTGTTATGATAACAGATGTGGCGTACAAGAGTGATATACGTTTACCAGACAATGTAAGGGAATCCATAAATGAAAAAATCAAAGCTACACAGATCGCATTACAGAAAGAGCAAGAAGTTATGCAAGCAGAAGCTGACGCCAAAAAGACAGTGGCAAAGGCTGAAGGAGACTCAAAAGCAATTCTCATGATGGCTAAAGCACAGGCTCAGGCCAATGAATTGTTATCTAATTCCATAACAGGCTCCCTTGTAAATTATGAGTTGGCTAAAAAATGGAATGGTGTAACACCTATTTACTCAGGACAAGGATCAGTATTACCTCCATTATTTAAGTGATGTGGTTAGTGATTTGGGTATATATATATTGATGAGCCTACTGGTATTTGTGCCAGTAGGCTGTCCAATTAGGAATATTAAGAGAAATACAAAGTAAATATCTCAAAGCCATGAAAAGAGAACAGATCATTGAGATCCTATCTAAGCATTGGAATTATGAAGATTACAATGTCACATTCAAGAGTATTGCTGATCAAATTATTGCCCTTGAACAGTTGGATTTTAGCCGGAAAATATTTATATATTTTGCAAAAGATAAAACATATGAACAGACAGCGAGAGACTGGAATGGGTCTGGTGAGATGACTATTGATTACTGGAATTTAATAAAAGCAAAGTTATGAAAACAAAAATCACATACAGAGACTTGGTAGCAATGAAACCATGCTATCATCCCAAGGAGATAGGAATTAAAAGTAATTATTCTGCTACTATTACTGAATTTATAAAAGAATATCGGGATAAAGTAAAAAACAAAGAGGACATAAGTTGGGTTTTATGCCGTAATGATTATATGTCAAATAAAGATTTACGATTATTCGCTGTATGGTGTGCAAGGGAGGCGTTGAAACTTATACCTAACCCTGATGCAAGAAGTGTTAATGCCTGTGATGTGGCTGAAAGATATGCAAATGGAGATGCTACCCTCGAAGAGTTGATTGCTGCTTGGGATGCTGCTGGGGCTGCTAGGTCTGCTGCTAGGGATGCTGCTAGGGATGCTGCTAGGGATGCTGCTTGGTCTGCTGCTAGGGCTGCTGCTTGGGATGCTGCTGGGGCTGCTGCTTGGGCTGCTGCTAGGGCTGCTAGGTCTGCTAGGTCTGCTGCTAGGGATGCTGCTGGGGCTGCTAGGGCTGCTGCTTGGTCTGCTGCTTGGGCTGCTGCTTGGGATGCTGCTGGGGCTGCTGCTTGGGCTGCTGCTAGGGATGCTGCTTGGTCTGCTGCTAGGGCTGCTGCTTGGTCTGCTGCTTGGGATGCTGCTGGGGCTGCTGCTTGGGCTGCTGCTAGG